CACAATCGGGCGAATACAGGAGGCGCATTGCCTCGCCGTCTATGCATGTGTCGCAGTCAGAAAGGATTCACCGAAGGATGGTGTAGTGTTGCTAGCGGAGGAGTTCCTGGTTGCGAGTATTGATAAATATACTTGCAAGAGAACTCTCACTGCACACAAATGTTTCGTACAATTTGAAACCTTTTTTAATGTAAAAATTACATGCGTCGGTGTTTGAGTTTAAAACTTCAAGCCAAACACTAGATTCTACCATCTCTAACATTTTTGTTGCAATTCCCCGATTTCTATACTCTTCGTCAACAGCTAGATAAGAAATTTGGTAATTACGTATGGCATCTGGTGTATGTGATAAAAGTAAAAACCCCACAAGTCTGTTTCCATCGATTGCTAATATTGATTTATTATCAATTATTGCTTTTTTATAATATGAAATTTCTTCATGATCAAATATAGATGTAAATAGTCGATCAACGTGTACTTTCCATATTCCTGAAAAGTATATATATATCATTTACATAGGCTAAGATATCTATATGTAAGCCTTCTTAGCTCAGTGGTAGAGCACCAGCTTTGTAAGCTGTAGGTCCTGGGTTCAATTCCCAGAGGGGGCAAATAGATCATGTTAAATAGCGTGTCTATTTGCCTTTATTGAGTCATGTTAATTTCGTGATTTATTAGTTCACTTTCGTTTCGTAATACATTACGAAATATATCATCGCATTCTAAATTTGAAGCACGTGCTGCACCAGATGGTTCAGGACCGCATATATTACACAATGTGTTATATCTTTTCGTAATAGTTCTGGCTTCATCTGAGTCATAATCAGAAAACCAATGACTATCGGTCCAATATTTTTTTATATTAGATAACTTTGATACGTGATTAATATTGATATCCGTATGTCTTATATCAAAATGACCAGCTACAGTTTCCCAAAAATAGTATTTATTAAACCCAGTATCTCCTGTAAATAAATATCCCTCTCCATTTGCCATTTCATCATTTTTTGCTGTAAAATAAACTCGGGTTGGCGGTGATTGTGTCCAAGTGTTTGAATTTAAATATTCAATCAGTTCCGGTGAAGATACAAAATCGGCATCCCATTTAAATTTCCAAAGATGACTTGCATGTGAAAAACACCAAGTATAATAATGTGGAATACTGTGTTCCGATGCGGCATCTGTAACTAATGTCTCATAACCAGCGCGTGAAATCGGTACAGAGTACTCAATAATTTTTAGAGGAAGTTCTTCTTTTAACGATTCCACAATTTCACGTGAACGATCTGTACAAAGATGTAAAATTACAATAATCTCATGAGGAATCGTAAGACCCTTAAGAGACCGCAATGATGCTTCTAATGTTTCTTCTTCGTTTCGAGCACGAACTATAAATGAAATACCATCCATTATTTTTATACTATTTTGATAATTAACGCTTTAAACGATTAGCTATACTAAATCACGAATCAAAACAAGTGAAATTGTGTCGTGTATAATTGCCCCCCAGTATGCAGAATACCAGCTTGTTTTGAAACCAAAAATCATAGTTAAAATAACTACAATTGAACGCAAGAAAGTGTTTAAGAGAGGGTTCGACGTCGGGAAGAACCACAGGTCCATTTATCTTGTCAAAATTTTTTCTTGCTGAATATCATAAACATAAAATGGGTGGTGGTTTAATGCAGCTCGTTTCATATGGTGCGCAGGATATTTACATCAGTGGTAATCCGCAGATCACGTTCTGGAAGATCCTATACAAGCGTCACACGAACTTCGCCGTAGAGTCTATTGAGGTGACGTTCAACGGTCAGGCTGACTTCAACAAGCGTGTAACGGCTGTCATCAACCGTAACGCTGATCTAATGTACAAGACATACGTACAGGTGGTTCTCCCGCAGATTCAGCTAGCGACCAGCGGTAGTACGCTTGGTTACACCGGCCCGACCCAGGGCTTCCGCTGGCTCAATTACATTGGTCACCGCCTCCTCAAGCAGGTTGAGCTCGAGATTGGTGGCCAGCGCATTGATCGCCAGTACGGTGACTGGATGCAGATCTGGACCCAGCTCACGACAGAGGCTGGCCAGATCCGTGCCCTTGAGTCGATCATCGGTAACACGCACGACCTAGTTCTCATGAAGCGTGCCAACGGCCTAGCTCTCGATGCGACATGCTCTGCCTCTGAGACGACTATCTCATGCGTATCCCGCAGTGGAACTCCGGCGAAGACGCTGTACATCCCGCTCCAGTTCTGGTTCTGCCGCAATCCGGGTCTTGCTATCCCGCTTATTGCTCTCCAGTACCACGAGGTTCGTATTAACGTGGACTTTGAGACGTGGCAAAACTGCCAGTATGCCGAGACTGCAGTTGGTGCCTCCGTAGGTGCTCCGGCCCAGTCTCTTGCCGCTGCATCTCTCTATGTTGACTATGTCTACCTAGACACGGAGGAGCGTCGCCGCTTTGCCCAGCAGTCCCACGAGTACCTCATCGAGCAGGTACAGTACACGGGTGCTGAGAGCATCACGAGCTCAAGCAACAAGCTACAGCTCAACTTCAATCACCCGGTTAAGGAGCTCCAGTGGGTCGTACAGCGCGACTCGTTCGTCGACTGCTCCAATCCGGCTTGGGTTGCGTCAGTTGGCGGCCCGCAGCCGTTCAATTATTCTGATGACTTCAGCACGGATGGTATCATCATGTCTCTCCTCTCCCAGTCTAGCAGCAGTGGTACAACTACATCGCCCAGCGTTGCTACAGCTCTTCTCGGCCAGGGTGCTACGCAGGCTTCCACTCTTCTTGGTGCCGAAGTAACTGACGTTGCTGGTACATCAGAGTTTGAGTCTGGTGTCAACTACCTCCTCGCGAAGGTTGTTCTTGACTCTGGTATCCGCTGCGAGGGTAAGAACCCGGTTGAGGTTGCCAAGCTCCAGCTCAACGGCCAGGACCGCTTCACGGAGCGTGAGGGTGCTTACTTCGACAAGGTACAGCCGTTCCAGCACCACTCCCGTACCCCGTCTACGGGTATCAACATCTACAGCTTCGCTCTCCGCCCGGAGGAGCACCAGCCGTCTGGCACGTGCAACTTCTCCCGTATCGACAAGGCTACGCTCCAGCTTACGGTGTCCCTCAACACGGTTACGGGTGCTCGCACGGCCCAGGTCCGCGTCTACGCGCTCAACTACAACGTGCTCCGCGTCATGAGCGGCATGGGTGGCCTCGCCTACAGCAACTAGAGTGGTTGCTGCCTAATTCTACTAATAATAAATACAACAAAACCACAAATTTGCGTGGAGATCCATATAAATTTGTTGTTTATGTTAGAAAATGGTGTTCCCTGTGTGGTTTAATATCGGAATATCGTTTGTATGCATAAAATAAATGTTATCAACTGTGAGAAAAATTAATCCAGATTTAATGCAACCTAAGGTTAATACAGTTGCTCCTCCAACTGTTGGCCCCATAGTTAAACCTAGACTTACCAATACATTACCAGTGGTAACTGAAAAGACAAGCGAAGAACCTCCTATATTTCCGAATATAATAAGACCATATCCGGCTTTTCCGAGATCTCTGTGCGATTATTCCACTCTGGAGTATATAGATGTAAAAACTCTCATTGATCCGGAAATTAATTTATATTATTTTAATTCAGCAATTTGTAAATATAAAAAACAATATCGGTTTTTTTATAGATGTAGTAAAAATCCAAAATCCGTCAGTGATCGAATTGCAACTTGTCTGTTGACCACTGATTTGAAAGTAGTTCCGAACACAAATAAATATATAGATGTATTTTCCGACTGGCATGAAAGTTATAAATCGGGGCATATGGATAAACCAAGAGAAATATTATACACATATTATGGTGAAGATAATAAATCGTATGTAACAAAAAGTTACGTATATAAAAAAAATGAGCACGTTGAAGATCCACGCGTAGTTCAATTTAATAATAGTTGGTTTTTAACTTATACAGATGGTCTAGCAGTTGGTGTTGCTAAATTAGATTTGGATACATGTGAAGTTATATATTCTCATTTTTTAAAGTCTCCCCCCAAAAAATTTATTCCTAAATCCAATGACGGACGAGAAAAAAATTGGATTATGTGTGTAGATGGGGATAGACTTTTTGCATTATACTCCGATGCTCCTAGAACATTTATCGAATACGATGATACGGGAACTAGCCTTGAAACTATAGATGTTGTTAGCGAAGGCTATAACACAACATGGCCTTATGGTGATATTCGCGGAGGTTGTCCTCCTATTGAATATGATGATGATAGTCTAATTTGGTTCTTTCATTCTTTAAAACGAATGAACACAACAATTGGAAATGATTCGGGTGTTTACTTTATTGGAGCATATTTAACAACAAAGTCATATCCATTCCAAGTAGTTAACATAATAACACATCCAGTTTTGATGGGTGTACCTTCATTTGTCTCTGAAACTTTATATTTGCAAGATAATGTAGTATATCCTTGCGGAGCAATAACACTCGATTCTCAAACTTTTTTAATAAGCATGGGAATCAATGATTATAGAATAGCTCATTTGCGAGTTAAAAAAAATATGTTAATTTGGAAGACTAAAATATACGATACGTTGGAACTTTAAATGAATAATTTAAGTTAATACGTCTCTCCGATATACCTTCCATTCTCCATTATGACTATATGTTTCGGTATATCCTTTTGAAAGAAGTAATCTTTGAGCCGTTTGAGTTGTAGGCCAGTTGGTATCATCAAAAATCCAATAACCACCCTCTCTCACTTTATTCCAATATAGTTCTACTTCCTCACACGTAATTTCTTCACTATGATTACTATCCTGGTGAAGAATGTCTATAGAGTTATCACTAAAACGAGTAATACAATTTCTACTAGTGTCTTTCCAAAGTTTTACTATATCATCGACGTTGTTTTCTACCATAATATACTTAGTATATTTAAGCATTTGTGCATAATCAATCTTAGACCACCAATCAGCATTGGCTTTATCATTTGTTCCTTCAACAGAGGCCTGTGTAGACCACGCGTCAATTCCAATTACCTCTGATTTGGGATTGATGTTCTTTGACATAAGTGCAATAGGTAGAAGACTTTTTCCGCCAAATACACCAAGTTCTACACTAAGGGATGGTTTACATTCCCAAACAATTTCCATTAGCTTATCTGCCTTCTCAACTGTGCACCACCCTTCGATACTTGTGTAATTTGATGGGAGCATTATTTTTTATTAATAATATTAGTATTTTCAAAATTTAACACACCCGAAGAGTGAATTAATCTCTAGAAATAACTGTGACACCGTCAAAGTAAAGTTGATCTCCACAGCAATACCCTGTCCATATATTTGGCATTGTTATATATCTATTTTGGTTAAGCCATGCACCCCACCAGCTTAATGTACTATTTGCACAAATAGCTCCTTTACCACACTGACTCATTACATACAATGTCTCAGTTGCTGTCATTTTAGTTGACGGAATGATCCATGTTTTAGTTGGAAATAGTTTTGGCATTTCTACCGATGACCACTCCATATCATCACTTAAAAGAATGATTGGACATGTAATAGGCTCAAGTGCTTTTTTATAGTAATTTGTAGAATTAAAGCCAAACGCGTCGTTATTAACATAGTCAGTTCGTCTAACGTGTAAAAAGCATACATTTGACAAATTAATACCTAATGTGGGAGCCGGAAGTCGAGACTTAAATATCTTCCAAATATCATCATTAGTATTGCCCATATATTTTTTATGTTGATAATACCCATTTAAGATAACAAGTTGTTCTGTTGCATCTGGAAGATCTACATACTCGTGGGGAGGTGCATCAATACGTCTTATTGTTTTAAAAATACTTTCTTTAAATAACGGTATTTCAACAAAGAAATCATTTATTGATTTATCATTCGGACAGTGTGGATTAGAATACAATTGAGTAAAAACAACCTTTCTATTATACTTTTTTCCATATTCAATTGCAGCACTTAGTATAAATAATTGATTGCCAAGCCCACCGATTAGATTTCCACTTACAAACATGTTTATTTTCATTATTTATATTATTTGTGTTCTACAAACACATGGATTCATTTTATCTTTCTTGGAATGAAAGTGCCAAAGAAGCTACTCTAGACACAAATTGGAAACGCAACAATAATATACAAAATATGTTAGAACATCTACCGGGAGAATACGCGATTATATATATAAAGTTATGCAAAGAAGAGGGATTAACAGATACACAGATACAAGCCTACGCTGATATGTGTGATTCTGTTGGAAATCCACTTCGATATTTTTTTTCGGAAGTAAATTTAACGTTTTCCCCTACATCAATAAGATATCTTTACCACGCAACTCAAATATTAAAAGCCAATAAGGAGTTACCTATTGTTGAATTGGGTGCTGGATACGGTGGTCTTGCTCTCGCTATAAATTATGTTTCTACTCTGTGGAATAAATTAGTACCTGTCTATATTATCATAGATCTTCCGGGGCCGAAAGTACTTCAGAACCATTACCTTAAAAATTTTGATATAAAATTTCCTGTACATTGGTCAGATGGAACAAATCTACCTGCGTGTTTCTTTGTAAGTAACTATGCTCTAGCTGAAATAGGAGAAACCGATAGAGCCAAGTATATTTCATATGTTTTTGATAGTGTTATTTCAGGATTTATGGTTTGGAATAGTGGCGCATCATTTGAATTTTTATCAAAAAAATTTAATTGTGTAAAGGTAGAAGATGAGTACCCGCAAACAGGTCACGTTAATAAAGTAATACGATTTTAAATCTTATAATCTGTAAAACGTCGAGAAATGTCACTATAACTTGCTCGCTGTACAAGTAAGCGTCCATAAGGAGGGACATTCGGTATTAAAAATATGCATTTATCAGTTATACTATTCCATGAAGTATCGATAATACCAATACCAGTCGGAATATCTTTAGTTATATCTAATGCTTGAATTGCATCGGTATCCGAAAAATAACAACTTAATAGCGCTTTAACTACTTTCTTCTTTATAATATAGCATGATGAAGTTTGTGTAGAAACTGCTCTAAGAAATCTTGAAGAATAAAATGGTATTCCGTCACAAGGAGATCCTTTACTACATCCGCAGTTTTCATCGGCGTGATGCGCATCTCCCTTAGTTCTATTTATAGGCTTTGTATATGTATCTGATGTAATATATGGTTTCTTCATAGAACAACCATTTCCAATATGTAACATATCGGAAGGTTCATCATCTAAAAAGGCATTAATATATCCGTCGAGCTCTTCTCTTGATACTTGAAGAGTTGCGTCGTCTTCTATAATCATAACAGTATCCCAATCTTCTGCAATCATCCTTCGCATTATTCTAAGATGGCTCATTGTGCAACCATGTGGACCATTTTTATTTACAGTTGCTTCTAGTCGCTCAGCTCTCTCATATTTAAACTTATTTTTTAGTTCTTCTTCCATTTGTTCTCTTCTGTCAGTTCGATGCCAGCAGTTGATATAGATTACTTTCGTAATACGATCCATTTATAATTTAAAACTATAATATTAAATGTCTACAAAAATCACACTTATTCCGACATGGCCTATGTTCGAATTAGGTAAAGATAAAATCTGTTTAGATATAGGTGCTAATGCGGGTATCATGACACAAGATATGTTAGATTCGGGAGCGGTAAAGGTGTATGCCATCGAAGCCGGACATGTGAACTCCAATATACTACGTGAAAAGTTTAAAAATAATGATAAGGTTATTGTCATTGAAACAGCTGTTTCTGATGAAAAAGGTATATTAAAAAATGTTACATGGTTAAATTCATGGGTTATCGGAAATCCCGATGAAATAAATTTACCCGTATCACCTGGTGCATGCGATATTGAAGGTTATGCTCGTGTGGATATTAACATGGATACAGTTGATAATATACTTTCATCAAACTCTGATGAAATTGGATTTATGAAAATAGATGTAGATGGATATGATTTTAAAGTATTAAAGGGATCTATAAATTTAATTAATCGGTGTAGACCGGTTATCTTTATTGAATTATCATATTATTACGATATGATTCCCGGAAGTTCTGTCACAGAATTTTTAAAATTTGTTACGTCCATTAACTACGAATTTATAACTGTAGATGGAAGAGTATGTTCAGCGGATTATATACTACAAGAATTTCCTTTCCATTCTTCGTGCGATGTATATCTTTGTCCCGCTGAAAAATTAAGTTTATTTTCAAATCGTATAATTAAATGATAACTTTTATCTACATTACTTGCAGAAACGAACCTAAACTAGAGTGGTTTGTTGATTCTCTATGTAATCAGAAAGACAATACGCCAATTCAACTTGTTATCGTAGACTATGCGCTGCAATTTGATGAGACTCGCAAAGAATTATTTTCAAAGATAGTCCGCGACCGTCTTGATTTTATACACATTCCTTCAAAACCAAATCCAGTTCAAGGAAAATATAGATTGACAAGTAAAAATTATTTTTCAGCCGGTTCTGCACGAAATACAGGAATATGTTATGCAAAGTATGGTTATTTAGTATTTGTTGATGATACAAGTGTTATGGAAGAAGGTGCTTTTAACGAAATAGTAAAGTGTGCCAACCAAAAAATTATTGTATCATTTGGCTACAAAAAGTTATGGGAAATGGTTGTTGAAAATGGTAAACGTTTATCAAGCCGCTCGGAGCAAAGTGGGGTCGATTCTCGCTGGAACCAAGGAGATCAGTTTAGAAGAATTGGAGGTTGTCAGTTATTTGGTTATTCTGCGTCTCCTCTTTCAGTAATTTTGAGCGTAAATGGATATGACGAGATTTGCAACACGATGGGGGGTGAAGATTACCATTATGGCATGCGCGTTGAAAAGCTAAACATACCCATATATTACAACCGTAAGGTGGTATTTTATGAGTCAGAGGACTTAGCCGATCAGGGTGATGTTTTTACACGTCGTGATCCTTTATTAAATAAAGAAGAATATGAAGCACTTATGGTTAAGTATAATATACCAAAACGATGGGTTCCTGATGGTCGTTATGACTTAACTCATTTAACTCTCGATATGCTAATACGCAATAAGTTTTGGACCGAAGGAAATGATTTTAACTTAGCAGAACTGCGAACTAAAATTCAACAAGGCGGTGAATTTGAAACTAAGTTTGATCCTGATATGAAGACAATTGAAGGGCTTTATTATCGCGATTTATAGTAAAAAGATTACACTAAATCAATTTTAATAACACCTGGAAAATAATAACCTTCTATCCACATATCTGAAGAATTAAACCATCTGCTCGGCATTATAATCGTTCTATTGGGGTTTAAAAACGATCCCCACCATGAAAATGATGAGTTGGCACAAACACCACCTTTAGTGCATTTAGACATCATAGTTACTGACATAAGTTCGTCTTCATTTACTAATGTATGATTTATTTTTGATAAGAATGTAAATGTTTTTGCGTATTGCACATCATTCGTAAAAATATAGAAATGAGTATCAGTTGGAAAATAGCCAAGTGCTTTTTCATAGTAGGGTGTCAGATCAACATGGTGTAGCCAATTATTTACGTAATCGCCTCCACGAATGTGAATAAACGCTCCATCAATTGGAGAACATTCTGGTAATATAAGTTTACTTATAAAATCAGCTGATATGTATCTCCAATTTTGAAAATAACCCTGTAAACAAACAGGACCTTCTGGTATTAATTTGTTCCAGTCCTGTTTTTTGAATGACGGTTCATCTACTATAGTATACGGTTGTTGGATAATAGGATAGTCTAAAAACTTTGAAAAAATAGTTGAAAAATAATTAGAAGTCGAATGAACCGTATTCGGGCTATTTTTATTTAAAAGATATACTTTTCGGTCTGTTTCGGAAGCAATTGTTTCAGCTGCTGCAAGTTGAAATAATTGATTACCCAGACCACCTTGTAGAATAACTCCTAACATATTATTAACCTTATTAATAAATAGTGTTTATACTTTTAAATTTGTAAGAAGAAGTTGCTAATACCTTACGTTAATTAATATCATTTTAATGTATAAAATACTTACAATATAATGTACAAAACATATATAGACTACGTAACTACTGTTGTTCAGAATAAGAAGCTTGAAAATTTTAAGTCAAACGATACATATCGTGAAATACTTGAGCACGTGTCCCAGCAATTGGGTCTCCAATATTATAATGTGTTACGAACAACACATAATATTAATAGAAATATCATAGAAGATTTTTGCAGCCAAAATGATAAAATTGGATCACCAGTTAAATACTCAATAAGTGATATGTCGTTTCCTGTTTCTCCAACATCATTGCGATACATTGATCACGCAGTAAAAACTCTTAACCATATTCAATCAATCGGATTAAATTCTGTAAACATTGTTGAAGTTGGATGTGGATACGGTGGTTTGTTACTAGCTATAGATTACATGAGTAAACTACGAGGTATTACCATTGCATCGTATTCGTGTGTTGATATAGATAGTGTGACAAGCTTGCAAGAGTTGTATCTTTCAAATTACAATTTATCATTTCCTGTTACATTTCATTCTGCATCAACATTTGGTAACAGCGTTGCTGGTAATAATTTATTTTTAGTTAGTATGTATTGTTTCAGTGAAATAGAACCGGAAAATCAGAAAGGATATATAAAGAACTTAATACCTCATGTAAAAAATGGAATTTTTATGTGGAATCATTGTGATGTATTTGATTTTGGAAAACCTATACTTTCTATTCAAGATGAACAACCTTTAACAGGTCGTAACAATAAATTAGTTTTATTTTAGAAGATTAGTTATTTATACATTAAACTTTTCTTTACTATAAAAAATGAGTAACACCCAATGTCTCTTATCTGGTGGTAACCCGCATGATAATAGCATACTACTTGTTACACCAAATACTATTAGCGTATGTATACCAACTATGCGTCGTTTTTCATTTTTGAAAGAGTCCATTCCTAAATATCTTGAAAATCCCTACGTCAGCGAACTTATCATTACGGATGAGACTGGTGAAGATTACGAAGAAATCATGTCTACATTTTCGCATCTAAAGCTACGAGTCTATAAGAATGAAACTCGTCTTGGGGTACTTAAAAATAAATTTAAGGCTGCATCATATGCTACGTCAAAATTTATAGCTATCTTAGACAGTGATAATTTTGCAGATATTAGCTACTTCGAAGCATTTAATAAATTTATATCAAATAAAACGATTCCATTTAGATCTATGTTTATACCATCGCGTGCAAAACCATGTCTTGATTACACCGAATGGATCAATATACCCATCACGCGTAGCAATGTTAAATACCATTACCCAAAAATTGACAAATGTTTAAATGTGATGAATCTTATTGTTTCAAAAGAGTTTTTATCTTTATTTGATATCGATTCAGATGGATTTTCTGACAGAGTTGGGACATCTGACTCTTTATATTTTTCTTTATATTCATTGTTCAATATGAATGCAACTTTATTTATAGTTGATGGTATGGAACATGAACATAGAGTACACGAAGGATCTTATTGGCTACAAAATCACCACAAATATGAAAGTATGCCCGATGAACTCATTAATCACTTTATGGGTAACTTTTTTAAGTATGAAATAAATCTACTTGATTGGCAGAATATTTTTAAAGATCCTAGAAGCTTGATTATTCAAGCTTCTTCGACGAAAGGAGATGACGCATGGATGCCGTTTCCAATTGGAATGCATTTTACATACCCAGCAGAATCTCCAAAAGGAACCCTAATTCAGTTTGGCAATCATTCACAAACTGTTCTTTGTGCACTTCGGGATACAACCGATCTATCACGCCGCCCAACCGGAAAAAACCGGAGAACAATTCTTAAGACGCTTTCATCAAATGGAATTTATAATAGTTATATCAATCCTGCAACTTTTTATTCATCACTTCCTAATTTTAAATTTGTAATATCTCCGGAGGGAAATGGTATAGATTGCCACCGTCACTACGAAGCACTTATTGCAGGGTGTATTCCTATTATTGAAAGAAATCCTCTGATTGAGGAAAAGTATAAAGGCTGTCCTATTTTATACACTGACGATTACTCAGAAATAACCCCTGCGTACCTTCAAGAAAAGTATGAAGAAATGAAAAATAAAGTCTATGATTTCTCATGTTTATTTCTTGGATATTATTCATCAGATTTGCAGAAAGATATCAAGCAATGTGGTAATTATTGGATGGTTACACATACAGGCACACCTTTTTATAATTAACAGCCGCCGTAATCAACTTCACATTTTTCTATATTACTAAAACCTGGTCTTTGTTTTCCAACACGTTTTAGTGAAAAATACCAATTTGAACAAGGTTGTAATCTTTTCGAATACATATCAATCGCATATATTCCGTAATCATCGGGAAGTAGTTTTAAAAGTTCTAAACTAGTTTCCCAGTTTGAAATAATCGTATCATAAAATCGAGAATGAACAATATAACCGCTAAAAGTTTGTGATTCAATTACCTTTCCGAACATATCATTGAATGGTTGATACTGTTTAATAGCATATGATAACATAACTATGTCATAATTATTGGGAAGATTTGATACAATTTCATCAAGTTCTTTACGTGAAACTAAAAATTGAAAATCATCTTCAAAGATTATAACCGAATCCAACTTTAAATCGCGAGCTCTTTTTAACACTGCAATATGAGATTCACTGCAGCCTATCGCACCGTTACTATTTTTAATTGCTGAAAATCTCTCAACATTAATATTCATTTTTTTACATTCCTCTTCAAATTGTTCTCTACGGTCTTCTCTTGAGTCTAAATTTATGTAAAAAGACATTTGTATATAATAAAGATGCCAACGTCTAAAACACAACGTATTGGTTCTCGTCGAAAGGTTTTTAACGGATCTGCGGAAAAAACAGTGGGTGGGTTAAGAAAAGAAGATTTACTAAAAAACACTGCTGGCCGCATTGTATCTTTAAAACGTCATCATACTATGAAACGACGTATTGCTGGTGGTGAAATTAGCAAAACGGATGAATAAGGATCAAAGAATTAACGAATACAACCTGTTAAAATGCCTAACCTAACCGACGCACTTATTTCTAAGTGGATCTTGGAGGGTGATGTAAATCAACTGAAGAATAACTACAAAAAGATCAAGGCTTCGGGAAAGCTAAGCGATCCGGATTCTCTTATCATGACGATGCTGCGTATGTGTCGTCCGGATGACGACGATAACGATCCGAAGAATTTGCGAGCTTTCTATGGAGAATTACTCAGTCAATAGAGTAATGAAGGACATTATAGATACATTGGTTAAGAGTGTAAACTGGAAGATTGGTAAGTTTTCAATGCTACCAATTTTTTTTGGTAGTATGATGGCTGTACTTGACATCTTCATGATGAGCAGTGTAAAGATGATTAGTACCGGCACACTCTCATATGCATTTGGACTTCCTTTTGCAACAGTAGTATATGCTCTTCAACCATATGTATTCTTGAAGGCTCTCAATTATGAGAATATGACCGTTGTTAATTTAATTTGGAACTTAATGAGCGACGTCATTGTCACGCTACAGGGTGTATTTGTATTTGGTGAATCAATTGCCGGGCTACGCTGGCTTGCCGTTTGTATGAGCCTTGTTTCACTAACTCTTTTTGCCTATACTGATTCTTAAACAAATTTTTTATTATGAAATAGATCTAACATCATAGATGATATTATTAAAAAAAACAATATTAGCCACATACTTTGAAATTTCAATATAAAATGTACCATCTCCACCGTAATATTCTTGCCACGTTCCTTTTTTGTTTAGTTCATATGGAATAATTCCACAAGGGGTTCCAATATCAGCTATTACAATTTTATCGTTTGTTGGAAGAATCCTATCATCAAAATTTTTCATTTTTCCAATATAAAGGGTTTCATTATCAATACAAATATTTCTAATAACAGAAAAAGCATCAGTAGCGTAACCATCGTCATCGTCTGCATGCATAACAAAATCGGTTTTCTCTAGAAGAGAAGCATACTTATTCCGAATTCCATGACCCCAGAATCCAAGAGCAATTGGCTCAGAATGAATATGTACGTGTCCTTTTGTTTCCACGTTTATATTTGTTGGTTCAACACCATCAAATACAATCGTTAAGTGATCAATTTCTGTTAAATAAGGAAGAATAGTATCAAGCATTCTTTGTAATACATCACGACCTACTGTTGCTATTAAAATATGAAAAGACGGCATTTTTGTTTTTAATTGAAATACATTAAAATGGATCAAACCATCATTAATAATAAACAGAAACATCAATGGATCCCCCACTAACACGACGTGAAACTAAAAAGACCGACAAAGAAAAGAAAGGCGGTCCTTACAGTTCAAAACATGTTCGCAATATTGAGAAGATTCAAGCTGAGAGACGCAAGTCGCTAAAGACCAAGCAGCGGTAAATGTGCAACTCGTTGTGTTTTACGATTATCGCGAACCTTTGTGTAATGTCCGCTGGGTGTTCTGCGACACGTCTTTCCACGATATGATTTTTTTGCACATCCGCTTTTGTAGTACATTGCTCTCATAACATATCCTTTGAACGAAGGAAGCGTTGTGTGAAACTTAGGTGCTAAATATTTAAATAATCCATACATCCATTTCATGTAAGTCTTTTTGCTTTGTAGCTCAACTGGATGTTGTTTTAAATAATCTTCAAACGAATAAAATGGAAACTGGCTACTTAATTTTTGTATAAATGTACGCTGGTTTGCCATATCAAACTCTTCAGGCTTATCCGGATAATTTATAGCAATAGAAAACAAAAAATCGCGCCCGGGAATTTGACTTGGTTTTAAATTCATATAATACTCTTTCACTGATTCAAACGAAGGATCGGGCCCAGGATTGATCACGTTAGGATCATCTTTGCATTGAGATCGTAACTTGTGATTTACCATATTGTGAATTTCGTACATCCATTTACCAGGATCACCGCGGAGAGGATGATCGTGAACAAATTGGATAGTGCTAGCACGACAGAACTTACACGGTAATACATCCTTCATCTGCATAAGAACATCTTCAGGGTGTTCTGATTTGAACGCAACCAGATGGAATAATTGCCATCCACTCGGACCCCAGTAACGAGTGTCCATCACTACTCCTTACCGTGAAAAAGTTTCTAACTATATTTGTAAAATGAGCGAACTACTTACGCTATCTCTTGCAGTGTACATTGGTTTTGCGCTTTCTGATTTCTTTAAGGCCATTACTCGTGATCTAGTTACTCCGCTTTTTGCCCCGCTATTCCCGGGTGCTCAGAAGTCACTAAGCACGTTCACGGTCCAGGCTGGTCCTTTTACGCTACCGGTTGGCGACGCTCTTGCCGCAACAATCCATCTCTTCGTAAGTTTGATGGTAGTAAGCGTAGTCTATCCTTATATCCGCGCGTATGCTCCCCTAGTGTCTCGCAAGTAAAAAGTGTTTCTAACTAAATAAGAATGGGAGCTTCATCGTCAGTACCTTCGACTGAACCGACACTATATCAAAAAGCTACTGGTGCAATCGCATCTGCAGTCAATAGTGTAAAGAATGCGGTAACGCCTAAAGCCGCGCAACCTCTATTATCAGATGCAGACACTGCTGATGCACTTAATACTCCTCGCGAGTCTCCCGGTACAACTATGACAGGCGGTCGTCGCCGTACACGTAAAGCTCGTAAGGGGCGCAAGACGCGTCGTGGTCACCGCAAGCATTAAATTTCAACCTTAAAGTTTACCCAGCCTCCCTTTGGACAGGCACCATACAAACTCACAATACGTTTCTCCATGTCGAGAGGGGTCAGCACACGCTGATCACTCTCTTCCTTCCACTGTTTAAATACACGCTTGAGTGTAGCTTTGTCAACACTAATAGGTTCTTCACCTTCACCCAGAGGAGAAATCTTCTCTGCAATAAATCGGGCAATACCATCGTTCTCATTGCGGTAATCAGATGCATATTCCATAACCTTTGCAGGTGCAGCAAGTTTACGTAGACCCTTCTCTTCTTTCAAAATTGTAACCATATAGTTGAGAAATGGAGTTGCCCAATCCTTTGAATTTACCAAATTCTGAATTGATTCGTCGAGTGGAAACTCGTTCGTGTCTGGCTTTGGAGTTACAACAAACTTCGACACAAAGTTAATAACCATCAGACGACGCCAAGTACCTCCATCTGTCGTATTGATCTTCGGCTTATCATTACATGCAAGGTGGAACTTAGCAAGAACTTCAAACTCACAACCAGACTTGAACAGATCACGTGCGTACATCTTCTCTCCCGAAGTAATTTCCTTCATCAATCCAGTATTGAGAGCAATTGCCTCATCCGGTTCCTGCATGGTTACGAAACGACGACCTTTGAGACGAATGACTTCCGGAGCAGCTGAACCGGATCCCTTTCGTTTCTGAGTAAACAGAGAGATCGGAACAGTACATGCGTAATCACCAAGAGCTTTGGAAAGTAGATTCATAATCATGGACTTACCGTTAGAACCAGATCCGGTCAGAATGTGAAACTTCTGAGCCGGATTACCACCAATCAAACAAGTTGCCAAATGCTTCATAAAATACTCTCGTACTTCAATATCAGGTAGAACCTGCTTTATGAACTTATCAATCGCAGGCCAAGAATCATATTCATAATACTTCTTTTCTGTATCATAATCAATTTCAGTCGAGAATGAGATATAATCTTGGGGTTTACCATCGCGAAGCTCCATCTTTACCAAATCAAATACACCGTTATTGAATGCAATCAAATCCTTATTTGCATCTACCTTCTTTGTAAAGTCTTCATCGAAGAATAGTTCCTTACATTCCTTCATAATATTTGCCTTGAATGATGTCTTCTTCAAGTTTAGAAATACTTTATTTAGCCCACTACGTTGACTTTCAAGTTTGCAAAATTCACATACACCACAATCAGTCTTTCCTTCTCCCGCACATTCTGTAAGACCGCGATTGCTCATTTCGGTAGTTGTTAGGGCCATTCTCTTGAGAAAGATTTCTGCAATTTGCTTTGAAAGCTTGAGTAGCAAATCTACACCTGAATCATTCTCCTTCCAGATATGACCAGACCAACGATACCAAACATTGTTTCGGAAATCAGAACAAACATAGTTATCACGAAACTTCGCATGAATTACACATGCAGTATCGTGTTCTGTTTGAGAACATGCAGCAAGTACAAGACGATCTACATTTTGTGATTCAATTTCGATATATCCTTCATGATTATCTTCACGAGACCAATAACGAAGAGTTCCTTCTCCAAGACGATCTCCATCATTACGGAATGTCAGGCCGTTCCACTTCTGGATACAATCTGCCTCATTGTACTTCTTTTCATCCTGAGAGCTGAAATCTAGAAACACATCAAGCAAATCAGGATGAATGTTATGTAGACAAATTGCAAGTTGTACCCATTGTTCATATCCTTCACAGCGTGATACATTCAAGTTCATCACATGCTTCTTGATATACTCTTTACGATCAGGATCAAGCAGTACAAAGATGCGACCGTTGGGTGAAGAAGCACGAGAGTTCGTTTTCTCACCACGAACAGCCGGACGTCCACGTCCAGGGGTTACTGCACGTCCACCGGAAATGCGTACCTGAGGTTGTTCTTTGATTCCCTCGTAAAGCTTCTTACCTTCTTCGGTCATAGGAGTCTCATCTTTATCATCGCGACGAAGAGAAAGAGTTTTGAGAAGATCTAGAGAAATTTGAGGAACGTCGTTCTTAATTTTGATTTCATCCTCCGAGCATTCGAGCACATATGCAGTCAAATATGGGAGAGCATTAGGATCATTCTTTCGAGAGCCGTACATCGTCCAAGGACCAGAACGATTGACAACCGCCTCGTCATAAACCTTCTCCCAAGGCTCATTAAGTGGAAGTCCGGGAAAGAACTCGTCCATACGCTTCACAAGTGCACGGCGTACACGCTGTTCTACAAACTTGTGACTACATACTGCAGGTACAACCATATGGATACCAGACTTCATGCGATTATTCTTTGAGTCAAATGTAGGCTTACGCTTTTCCATGACATATACGTCAAAGTTAGAAGGAAGTTCCAAATAATCACCCATCATCTTCAGATATTCGGACGTAAATTTGACAACCTGATCTTGAGTATGAAGATGATTCTTGATGTCGGCCGGGTAAATGAAATCAAAATCAATTCGAAGTGGACCAATATCGGTCGAACGTTCTGTTAGATACTGTTTATCTTGATCGAGAATTGCTTCAGCATATAGCTCATAAAATTGGGTAATAGCATCTTCACCAACGAAATATTTACCACCGGCTAGCGATGTGTGAGTCCAAACCCCGTCGGCCTTATGGTTCTCAAGGAATTCGCGTAGACCACCTTTTGACGCCATCGTATGTTGACCTTGGATTATTTTCCTTGAGCCAATCCATTTTGAACGAAAACGCATTTAGAATTGATCCTGATATACAAAGCAAGAATGCCTCTAAAGTTCTGTCCTTCGTGTCGCAGCTGTCTCTATCAGATTGAAGAGGAAGTTGTCGATGGTAAAAATGTTGCATATGAAAAGTGTCACAAGCCAGAATGTACATTCAAGCGTGAGATTACTGGTAAAAATCCGGTAGTCTATGAGCACATTTTACAGCAAGATAAGACATCTACGTTTGCGGTGAATGACTACATTGAGCACGACCGTACTCTGGATCATCTGACGAATGTTGTATGTCGTAACAAAGACTGCCC